ATTTTTCTGCACATTTATTGCTAGCGCCTTAACCCCTGGCGTAGGACGCTGTATTTATTTACAGCTGTCTGTTCATTACTAAACTTCTGAGATTATATATCTCTTTTGTTTATACCGATATATACTATCGTATTGAGGTTTTTAAATTAGGGGTTAAGCCACCAACTTTTTGGTGGTTATAGGACTCTATTGAGTCCTTTCGCAGAACATATTGATGATAAGGTATGTTTCTGTAAACGGTTTTTCATATTTTGTACCTTAAACAAAATGTCTTTTAGCAATTTTAGTCAAAATTGTAGTCTTTTGCTTTTGACTTTACTAAAAGCAATATTAGGCTAGTGTTTGTTGTAAATACGTATCATTTCACGTATTGTATTAAAGAAATGCATGTTTATTTTTAACATGAAGGGTGCGAATCCCTTGCTGGCTCTTTGTTGTTTGATCCTTTATTAAGCCAGTTTTGCCTAGTTTCATTTTTCTTTTTTGAGATTTTTAGGATCGTCTCTATATAAAATAAAATAAAAATAAAAAATAAAAAAGTTTTCCAAATAAAAAGATTATATTTTCGTTAATGTTTTATTTTCGCTGGATAGCGAGCATTCATATTGTGTGTTGTGAGAAATAGATTTTTCTGGTTGTACTTTTATTGATTTTAATTACTTTTGTCACTGCAAGACTTTTGTCCGTTCACACAATTTGTGATTTTAGCCGCTTTGTGTTTATCCAAAGTATGTATGTCGTTTTTTCGACAAGGCCTTGTTCTTTAATAGTGTATGCTCACACACATTTTATGTTTTATTCTCAGTAGGTATAAGCCCAATTGAGTCTTCCCTGTTGGATAACAGGGTATCCCTTTGACCGGGAGAAATAATACGTCTTTAAAAACTTGAGTACAAATAACAACATGAACGATTTTTTGCTATTTCTTTCAACACTTTGGTGCGTTGCTTTTGTTCCAGTTAGTGACACTTTTATATGTCACGCTTATGGTGCTTTTGAAAATAACAGAAAAAGTTATTTTTTATGGCAATCTTGTGCGGTTTTACAAGAAAATTTTATGATTAGACGTCGTCGCCGCAGGCGACGTCGGCGAGTGTCAGGTTATCAATATCTTGATTTTCGAAATCAATTTACTGATTCTACACTTCGCCCACATTGTACATCGCAACATGCGATGAAAATACATGGTCTTAATGTTCAGTCCGCTGACACGGATTTGAATGATGAGGCCATAAATAACATGCTCAAAATTATTAATCAACTTTCGCGCACAAATCCTATGTGGGCAAATTCGATCAGTTCTTCCACATCTTCGTGTATTGATGTCTTGGAAAGTTTCTTTCTTATGTATCATAACATTAGGAGGTGTGAGGACATGGCAGACTTTCTTAATCAAATGTTGATTTTGTTTAAATTGGTTTATCACGATAAAAGAGGGGAGGTTCTTGACAATCTCCTGTTGCGTGTTACCAAATTTTTTGATTTTGAGCTTAAACCCCGTTCACGGGGGAATGTGCAGTCTAGGGATTATTCTGAAATTATATCTACTATGCGCTCTTGTTTTGACGCTGGTGATTCGATTAAGAGTAACCCATTATTTGTCAAGTTGAGGAATTTATTTTCCTATTTGCTGACACAGGGAATGTTAAACTGTGTTGGGCTGTCTTTGACTGAAGAGGAATTTTCTCGTTCCTCTATACGAAATTATCACACAAATTATTCCAGTAAATTTGATTTATGGTGGTGTGTTCTTGACACCACTATTACGATATTGGAACGTGTTGATGATTTCAAAAACACTGGTAGGATTTCATCCTTTGTTCATGGTCGTGATAAGTATGAAAATTGGTTGGACAAGACTGACGAATTGTTGGCTCTTGCTCCATATACTGGCAACTTAGAACCTCATGGTACCAATGCTTTTTCTTTCCATTCTGATTTAACACATCAGATTGAGATTGGTAATTCTATAGTGTCCCACTCGAGGATGTTAACTAACACCAACAATGTTTATATTGCAAAGAAATTGCAAGCTCTTAAAATGTTGAAAGCCAGCGAAATCACTCGTAAGGCTTCTCAGATGGAGCGTCCAGCTCCTTTTGGTATCTTGGTTCATGGCAAATCTAGTATTGGTAAATCATCGTTCACACGTATGTTATTCCAGTATTTCGGGAAATTATTAAAGTATGAGACAGGAGATGAATTTATGTACGCACGTTCTCCTGCCGATGACTTTTGGAGTGGGTTTGATACCAGTAAATGGTGCATCCGTCTTGATGATGTAGCTTTTCTAGACCCTCTCAAAGCCATGATGGATAAGACTTTGGAGTGTATTTTGAATGTTATTAACAATGTTCCTTTTAATCCACCCCAGGCCTCTCTTGAAGATAAGGGCAGAACACCAGTTCGTGCTGAACTGGTTATTGCCACTTCAAATAGAGCAGATTTATATGCTGATCAATATTTTTCTTGTCCTTTGGCAATTTTACGGCGTTTTCCTTTTATTGTCCATTTGACCGTTAAAAAGGAATATTTGCAAGATCCAATTAAAACTGGGGATGGCATGAAAGTCACCCCCTTTTTGGATCCTGGAAAAATTCCTCCCATGGATGGCTTCCCAGATTTATGGGAAATTGAAGTTCAGAGAATTGTGCCAGATTGTAGAGGTGAAGGTGAAACTGGTAAGGATTATGCCAAGTTTGAGGTTACACACAAGTTTTCCGATGTCAATGAGTTTTTGAAATTTTATGGTGAACAAATTCTTTTGCACCGTACTAATCAAAAACGTGCTCTTGGTGCTGATCAATATATGTCAGAATTAACAGTTTGCAGAGAGTGTCTGTATGTTGGAGACAAATGTAAATGCTTAGAAGTGCAATCTTGTGATATTGTTGATTCCGAGGGTTCTTACTGTTTGCGACTTTCGGCATATTATTTCAATTTGTTTGCTTTCTTTGTTGCTTTCTGTTGCTTTGGCCGGTTCGTATCGTTACTCTATGCACCTTGGTTGCAATACTTTGAATCGGATAGAGTTCCCAAGAAGGTTGCTCATTTCCGTTTTAAAAATTTTCTTGTGCGACCTTATTCTTATCTTGTAAGCAGCGATTATTTTATCAAAATGTTGCTGTCTTTGGGGAAATATGAGTTTGTTCGATGGTCAGCTGGCTGTTTGATTGTGCCTTATTTACGTGGTCGATTGCAGATGACAGTGCTCGGTGCTTGGTGTGATACCCCAAGTAAGAAGAGAATTGCGATTATTGTCAGTATGCTTGGTGTTGTGGCATTATCTTATGCTGCATTTTCCCATTTTAACAAGGGGAAAAATGTGATACCAAAGAATATGAATGTGCAGAGCACTCGTGATGTTGACACCAGGTTTGAAAAGGAGACGGAAAATAATGTTTGGTACAATCCTACGATACAGCTGACATCATTTGATGTTCCTATTGCTTCGCGCAGTCTTGTTGGGAAAAGTGATGTCGACATTGGAAAGATGTTTCAACGCAATTGTGTGCATTTAAGTGTTCGTTTCAAGGAACGCGATACTTTGCGCTCTGTGACGAGGACAAATTGTGGTGTTTTTGTTAAGGGTCAGCATTTGCTTACCCACAATCACACCTTTCCTACTCACATTGATGCAGATTACTATGATATCACTATTGTCAATTCACCAGTTTCTGGTGGTATTTCTTCAAACATATCTTTTCGTTTATATATGGATGATATTATTAGGGATGTAACCAATGATCTTGCTTTAATTACGGTTCGTTCTGTGTCACCATATAAGGACATTATGAAGTATTGGGGGGAGGATTCTCTTGGCAATATTTCAAAAGGTTTCTTTTTACGCAGGAATGAGCATGGTTGCATTGAGCAGGATGTTGTTAGGAATGCCGTTCTGCAACGTGATTGGCCAGTAGAACAAATTAACTCTCGTGGAGACATGTACCTTGCCGAATTGAATACACCAACCATGAAAGGTCACTGTGGGAGTTTGCTAATACATGCAACTCCTAGGGGACCTATTATTAGTGCTTTTCATTTGCTTGGAAGAGGCACCACTGTTGGATATATGGTCGTCAAACTCTCCAGTATCAAATCGTTGATTTCCGAAAGTGAAAATCTTTTAGGGACGATGAAGGTTTGTGGAGGGGGAGAACCCATGCTCAACGCTGACAAGAGCAATTTTGCTATAAGCGGTTTGCATCCAAAGTCAATTATGAGATATTGTGAAGGAGGAACTGCACAATTGTACGGAGGCCTTAAAGGTTTTAGACCTGCTCCGAGATCAAAAGTTAGATGCACGCCGAAGAAAGATTTGGTTTGTGAACATTTTGCCTACGAAGTGGGCCATGGTCCGCCCGTGATGAACGGGTGGAAACCATGGAGAAATAATCTTGTGGATATGATATCTCCGTCTGTTTTGCACAGTAGGGGTGAATTACATACTATAGCAGTTTCCTTCTTAAATGACATTGAGGGAGGTTTACCCCTAAGCTGGAAGCAATCTTTGCATGTTTTGCCTGACTTTGAGGCCGTGAATGGTATTCCTGGGGTTAAGTTTATTGATTCCATCAACCGTTCTTCTTCCATGGGTCATCCATGGAATTCAACCAAGAAAGCATATTTAGTTCCAGAGGTGAATGATGATTACCCTGATGGAGTTGATTTTCCACCAGAGATTTGGTCGCGTGTTCGCCACATGGAAGATATTTATGCAGAGGGTGGAAGGAATTTTCCAATTTTCACTGAGCATTTGAAAGATGAACCTGTTTCCTTTGCAAAAATTTCTGCTGAGAAAACGAGAGCCTTTTCTGGTGCTCCCATCGATATGGCATTGTTGGTTCGGAAATATTATCTTTCTTTTGTTAGAATGCTTCAGATGAACAAATTTGTTTTTGAAGCAGCACCTGGTGTTAACCCAACTTCTCCTGACTGGACTGCCATTTATTCGTACCTTGTGCAACATGGTGAAGACAGGATGATTGCGGGAGATTACTCCAAGTATGACAAGAAAATGATATCTGATTTGATTCTTGAAGCGTTTTGGATTATCATCGAATTGCATAAGAAAGCCGGTTGGGACGATCGCACCACTGATATCATGTGGGGCCTTGCTACTGATACTGCATTTCCCTTGATTAATTTCAATGGTGATTTGATAGAGTTTTTTGGTACTAATCCTTCAGGGCACCCCTTGACTGTTGTCATTAACTCATTGGTTAATAGCCTTTATATGAGGTGGATGTACAAGAGATTGAACCCTGCAAAAGAGTGTAGTTCTTTTAAAGAAAACGTTTCTTTGATGACTTATGGTGATGATAATATTATGGGGGTTAGTAAAGAAACCCCTTGGTTCAATCACACCACGATTCAAAAGGAGCTAGCTGCTTTCAACATTGTATACACTATGGCTGATAAAGAGAGTGAAACTGTTCCTTATATTCACATTGATGATTGTGAGTTTTTGAAACGGAAATGGAGATATGATACCGCCTTAGGTCATCATGCATGTCCATTGAACATTCTTTCGATTTTGAAAAGTTTGACAGTTTGGACTCCTTCTGGTTCCATTTGTGCTGAGGAACAATTCGTGAACATTGTTGTGAGTGCTAATATGGAATTGTTTTTCCATGGTTTTGAAACTTTCACAAAACATCACGAATTTCTCAAACAATTGGTTTCTGATAAAGATCACGAGATATATCTTCCCTCATGTGGTTTACTTGGGTGGGATGATTTTGTTGATAAGTTCAAAAGCATATAATTGTACCTGTTTGTGCCTTGCGTATGTTTCCTCATTTCTATTTTATCTTTCGTTAGGGGACTTGTGTTCCCCTTACGGTCTACCTATGGTCCGAGAAAAGTTAGGAGTTTGGTGCGATACCAAAGTGATGGTCTAATCAGCCGTCATTAGTGAAAATGAATTGAAAAAACATATAAAGGTTTCTCTCACTGTGTATTGGGAGAGTGTCGCGAGTTTGACACTATGAAACTCATTCAGATTAATTCTGTCTTAGCTGGCATGCATTTACAGTCTTCAGATTCATATGATGATTCTGATATTTCTGTTGATGTTGCTTCTACCGGAGATGTTCAACAAGGAAATATGGTTTTTGCAGATGGATGTGCATCTAATATGGATAACACATCTGTCCTAGATAAGTATGGACCTGTTGTTAAAATCTCACAACAAACTGAGTTGGGCCAGTTTTTATCGCGCCCAACACTTGTGGACACTCGTTCGTGGTCTACCACAGATTCTATTGGTCCTTTACCGGGCAATTTTATCTACATTTGGCAGAGTCTTTTGGCTGATCCTGTCATAAAAAGGAAGATTGAAAATTATGCATTTATGAAGGCAACACTTTGTGTTAAGATGCTTATTAACGGCACTAAGTTTCATTATGGTTCATTGAGAGCTTCTTATGAACCGTGCGCTGATGCTTATCCGTTGAGATTTAATTGGCACCCTGTTGCTACAGGTCTTTTTACCGCTGTGCGGATTGCTTATGACCAAACACCGGGTGCTTACTTGGATCCTTCTTCCAATATGGGGGCAGAAATTCGTGTTCCAATGTTGTATAATCGTGAGTTTGTACCTTTGAAATTTGCGAGTGATGTTCAGGATCTTGGTAAATTGCGATGGGTGGTTTTTGAACCACTTAAGATTGCTAATACTGGGGCCACAACTTCTTTGACTATTTCAACTTATGCTTGGTTAGAAGATGTGAGCCTTTCAGGCTCCACCAACGCTCTTACCTTGCAAGCCAAAGATGAATATGATGAGGCTGGTGGTCCCGTATCTGCACCTGCAATGGGTGTTGCTAAGGTTGCTCGCGCTTTGTCTAACGTTCCTGTTATAGGACGTTTTGCTAAGGCTACTGAGATGGGTGCCACTGCAATCGGTGGGATAGCCAAACTTTTTGGTTTTACCGATGTGCCTAATATACAGGATGTACCTCCTATGGCACCTCTGGCTGCCCCTCATCTTGCGACATCTCAGGTTTCGGTTCCTTTTCAACCTTTGACATTGAACCCTAAGTCTCAGATCACCATTGATCCTGGTGTCCATGGATTGGCACAAATAGATGAATTAGCTATACAGAATATTGTTTCTAAGAAATGCTTTTTCGCTTCATCTGTTTGGACGACTTCGAACACTGTTGGCACACAACTTTTTAATTGTGTGGTCAACCCTGCTGTTAATTGGGCCGGGTCGATTTCTCAAGGTTCACCTTCCACTATTCGTGGTTATGCCATTCAGCACACCCCATTATCTTTTGCTTCTCAATTTTTTGAGCACTGGAGGGGTGATTTGGTTTTCACAATAAAGATCATTAAGTCCAAGTTTCATTCAGGCCGTCTCAGGGTTACTTGGGATCCTATGAGTGGAAATGGTAATGTTACACCACCTGCTAACACAGTTTATAACACTATCATTGATTTGTCTGACAGAGATGAATACGAAATCAGAATTCCCTGGTTTTACCAGTTGAATTATGCTCGAATTCGAGATGTTCAGGACAATACTTGGACCACAGGTTCTTCTTTAAGTGTAAATCCTTCTTTTGATAACGGTGTTTTGAATGTTTCAGTTTTAACTTCTTTGGCTGCTCCATTGTCCACTGCTGATGTGGGTATTCTTGTTTATGTGCACGCTGGAGAAAATTTTGAATTGAACAACCCAACTGATTTGAATGTTTCTTCATTGTTTACATTGCAATCCAAAGACACTATAGAAGTTGATTTTGAGTCACCTAACAATCCAACTGCTGCACCTACAATGAAGCATTTTGGAGCTCCGATTGTGTCTCTACGTGAATTAGCTCGTCGCTCTCGATTGATGGATCGTATTCAATGTCCTCCTTCTGATTCCACTGCTGGATTTCGCCTCGTTAAATCTGTCCAACATTTACCTGTTTGTGAAGGATATGATCCTAATGGCGCATCACTTGCCAATGGTATATACCAGACTGGCACGTATAATTACAATTTTACTGGTAATAATTTTATTCCTGTTTTATTATCTGCGTACGTTGGTGTGTTTGGGTCATTAAATTACACATTTGTGCTTGACACAGGTGGGACTGATTTGGGGCAGGACATTGGTGTGTTTAGATCAAACACTTCCAAGAACGTTGGTTTTTCAGCTGGTTCGATCCAGGGCGCTTTAACGCCAGCTTCTTCTTTGAGTGCTGCCAGGCGTGAATTGACGCGTTATAGTGAATTTGACAATGGTGGCGTAGTAAAATCCGCCTCTGTGAACAATACACTTCAGGTGAATATGCCTTATTTGAATAATTATTCATTTTTTAGCACAGATCCTGCTCGTGTTATGCAGCCCAATGTTCCTGCTCGTTTTGAAGATGGGTCAGCGCGGATTTCATTGGTTTATTCAGCCTGGTTGAAACAATTTACAGCTCAAGAAACTTCTAAAAGAGTCACTTTAGCCACTTACGTCGGTGCAGGACCCGACCTTCAAGTTCTGCAATGGGTTTTTCCAGCAACTGCGTTTGTATATACAACCGTTAGCGCTGTGTGAGACTCATTTTCATTTTAAAAATTCCGTTGTGATCGGAATTTTTTCACATTTTAACAATGTGTTTTTGTAATCATTGAATCCTCATAGGGTTTCCATGCGAAAATTTTTTCTAATTGGTTTACCCTATGGGTGAACTATTTGTTTTTAGTAGCAATGGAAGTCACAACCTTTTATGTTGGTTTTTATGTATGAAATCATTTTACCAAAAAA